CTGTATCCTTGGTCGCACCTAATTTATCTTGTGCTTCTATGGTTATATCGTCAATATAGTTATTGCGATATCCTACAGTGTAAGGTGGTGTTGGGTTGACACACATGTCCATCCATGCTTGCCAATACTTCCGAGCAAGATAATCCTGTGTAAGATAGAAAGTCATAGACACAGGACCAAAAGTATACCCAGAAGCAACCTTAATTGGTTCTAACCCTATTTGACGATCTAGAGTTGTTAAAGTTTTGGAAGGCAGCGCAACTTGCGTACAAAGCAAGGCAACGTCTGTTGGATTATCTCCACCTTGAGTAGTGCCTCCTCCTGGTCTAGCACCTGATCTTGGAGGCAGAGTAAGTTTCCACCTGTTGGTGTACGCTGGTCCAGCGTGCCCTTCTAATGCACCTCTAAGAGTGTTCGTACTAAAACTCATGTCCTTTTCCTAGCGATCTCTCTACTGTCTTTGAAGACTCTTGATTCTGCTGCCTTACGCCATGAAGCGAGGGGCAAGTGTACAGCAACCTCCCACTCTGGCGCTGGCACGTTTGCCATTCTACCATATATCTGATCGTAACGATATCGCTTGATGCATGCTTTATGTGCTCTTAGTTGCGTTCTTGATTTCAGATAATCGTAATCTATTTTCAAATACGTGTTCCATCTAAACTCGCTTTGACTTGCTCGACTGAGTAAATTGTAAAACAATCTTTGGCGCAAGTCTATCGGAAGGTAATGTAGGTTCAACCCCATAAACCCTTCCTTATTTAAATCCAATAATATAACCAACGGAAACCTATCAAAGTATGGCAAGGTTTGCCTACCAACAGGATTGTATCGGAACAAATACATCCTGCCCCTAAACTGATTCGCCGCCATTTTGATAGGTGGATTCCTAACAATGCTTTGACGATCCACTGGTTCTTTATTTATCTCGCGGATCCTGTCATAAAACCACTCGCGAGAAAGTTTAGAGTGTGCTTCGATACCATCTTGTTCAAGAAGGTCTTTGTATTTTTCGAACAGGTTCTCGTCCATACGATGTATTTATACTAAATACTTACATGAAAATACATCACAAAATTTGGGAATGGATCAAGTCGCTCTTTATAGACCGATACGAGATCACTATCTATTTTCCTGGTCCCATTGAGGAACGTCAGGACGGTTCTAAGTTATTCAGCGCGAACCCTAAAACCTTTAAATGTAAAAGGAAACCAATTGTCAGCAAAGACAAATGTGTGTTCCGTTTTACTACACTAGAAAAAAAGGTGTACAAAGTCGAGACAGTAGAACCTGTCGGATTTGACATTGTAAAGGTAAAATAAAAAAGGGCACCGAAGTGCCCTGTCTTCCCAATCAGTCAGCGTTTGCCAATTTCTGGAAGTAAGAGAATGCGTCCTCGTCACCGTCATCACTTGCTTCTTCAGCAGTGGCAGCGGCACTCACCTTAACCTCCGGAGCAGAAGCAGTGGCGATAGGTGCTGGTTCAGCAACCGTGTCTACTGCTACTTGCTGTTGAGGAGTATGAGCAGATTCGCCCAACACTTCCATCAACTTTGCCTGAAGTTGATCAAACGACTTATAGTTCGCGGGATCGACAAAGGTAGAGATGTCATGCAACGAGTTAACTGCTGCTTGCAGTTGAACCTCGTCACCGTCGAACAATGGTGAAGGTGCTTTAAACTCGGAACGATCATAATTACGATACCCTTCAACGTTGCGAATCTTCAGTTGGAAGTCAGCACCGTTCCACAGGTCAAACGGATCGACGGGAGTCTCTCCAGGAAACTGTGGTTGCATCAAGTCTTGGATCTTGTCAAAGATCTTTTTACCGAACTGATACATGAAGACCTTGCCTTCGTTTTCAGGCGCAGAAGGATCCGACACGACTAGGATGTTAGTCACATAGTGAAGTCGGCGTTTCTGTTTGCGTACCTGTTCACGATCTTCCTCATTGCCAGAGTTCCACAACTTGGAGTTGTACTCGCCGAGAGGATCTTGCTGACCGAGTGAGGTCAGAGACTTCTCGATGTACCACTTACCAGTTGGTCCCTTGAAACCATGGTCCCAGTAGCGAACCCATGGTACTTCGTTTTCGGAAGGAAGGAATCGAATGACTGCGTAACCATTACCTGCCTTATCGACAGTTGGTTTCCACATATTGGTATCTTCGGAACGTTCGGTAGAACCACCAGTTGCTTCTTGAGCAGCAGCAACCAGTTTATTGATGTCGTATCGACGTGATTTTAATGCGTTTAAGTCCATGTGTATTTCTCCGTATGTCTGAAATGTACAGTGTATTCAAAGTATGTTGAGCAGTATAACGCTCAACCATATTTATATAATACTTGATTTTGAGCAATATGTCAAGCATTTTTTTCATGATGAGGAAGTTTACTCCCGCCCCAAGCAATCATTATAACTCTCCTGCCTTTAAACACAGGAGTTGCTTCATGCCAAAAATGAGCAGGAAATATTATAGTCTCAAATGGTTCGAGATTAACGTCAATAGATTTGTCGGTATTAGGCAACCACACTCTTAGCAACCCACCTTCCAAGTCATCTGATTTATCAACCATAGTGACGGAGGTGTAAATTCTGTCGTGATCCACTCCACCTTCTTTATCGTCTTGATGCTTCAGAAAAGTCTGTGCTGGAGGCAAGTAACGAACAAACTCTAGTTGGTCATACCAAAGATTTGGTATCACTTCAGGATACCATTCTTCAGTTGCTTCTTTTAGTGTGTGAGAAACGTCAAAAAACTCGCGATACGTGAAGGGAACATTGTAACAACTTCGTATGTCACTAGTATTTATGCCCTTATCGCCGCCATAAGTACTCGCCTGACGCATGTCCGGTTCAAGTTCTTTTAGTTTTTCACTGATCTCTTTTTGTTGTACTTCATCAAAAATGAAGTCTCTGAAAAAAGGGTCACTCAAAGGGTAGTTGGGCATTTTTCTCTAAAAAATTTAACTGCATCGCTTCTGCCTCAATTTTAGATTTGAGGACTACATTAATATATTTCCTTGAATCTTCAACTTCTATGCCGTGCTTTTCGCAAGCATAGATCACTGAATCTATATAGGACATTCTTTTTTCTTGTACTATTTGCTCGACCAGTTTACCGAACTTGCTTTTGGTCATAAATTCTAGTTCTTCTAAAACTTGTTCATGACTCATCAGAAGTATCCTCTTCTATTTGTTCTTTCGCTTCGATGACTTTAGCATTCTCTTGCAACGATTGCATGATACCACTGACTTCGTTGTAAGGTTTATTGCTAATATACTCAATCACCTTATTAAAAAGTTGCAGCGGTACTGCAACATACTGATCGCTATTTTCCATTTAGAGCTCTCTCCATATCTTCGTGCATAATTCTGATATTGCCCCATTCGGAAAAACTGGGGAAATGTTTTTCTTTAAACTTTTTGTGTTCTTTTGTCATACTCGCATTATCAAGATTGTCATCAGAAACTACAGGTAGGTGTTCTGCCTTTAAACCAGTATGATTTACAGTACTCCACTTTTGATTAGCATTGACGCACCAAGGATAATATTCTTGTATCCAAGGGAAATCTTTTTTATTAACAAACAGGTCATTACGCCACAACCTTTTATTGCCTTGTTCTACTTCTTTTACAAACATGGCGGCACCATCTGGGTTAACTGCATATGCATGATGTCCAAAAAATATCTCATCTCGCAAAGGGTGTAGTCCGTTCTCAGGTTCCATAAAATTACAACAGTCATGACGAAAAAAACTTGGTGCGCCGAAATTAACACATTTATCAAATTCAATATCCGGAATATTCCTGTCGAACTGCGCATCGTGTTCTAATATCAAGATTGGTTCATTCAACTCTACACATTTTTTCCATAACATGTAATGAGAAGTAAAACAACCAGCAATCGGTGCTGTAGTTTTTTTAGCAAGATTCCAAGGTAATGTCTTTTCACTAACTGGGATATGTTTCCTCCATTCATCACCAAATACTCCCCAAAAAGTTTCTATTTCTGTTTTATATCCAACCTTTCGCGCAGACTCTCTACATTTTTCTGCCATTTGTTTTGAAAATTCTACTTGCTTCAGTGTTATGATAAATGTTCGCATAGCAAGTTAATCCTTGATGAATTTTCTAACATTACCCTCTTTGACAGTAGGGAAGTGTTTATCTAAAAACTCCCACTGCCATATCTCCAGATCCGGAGGCGATTCAACCTCAAGGTTGGCAATCCTATTCCCTCCCTTATTGACGGTTGTTTTATTGTTTAGTCTGGTTGATATAGGATAAGGATAATACTCCTGCAACCAAGGATAATGTTTGGCGTGTATGAACGTATCGTTCCGCACCACCATCCTTTTACCAGACTTAACATCATCGCAAAATATTTTTGCTGCCTCGGGTTTCATAGCATACCCATGATGACCAAAAAATATTTCTTCTCGCAATGGTTGAATGCCATTTTTAGGTTCGATGAAATTGCAAGCACTATATCTCCTGAAAGATGGTGCGCCAAAATTTATACACATGTCGAAATCTAAATCGTCTGGAATGTTTGAATCAAATTTAGCATCATGCTCCAGAATTAAAATCGGTTCATTTATCTCAATACATTTTTCCCACAAAAGATAATGAGAAGTAAAACAACCAGCAATCGGGGCAGTGCTATTGTCGCCCTTGCGATAAAGAAAAGTATTTGCAGTTTTGGGTAAATGCTTTCTCCACTCGCGCCCGTACACTCCCCAAAAGGTTTCGATGTCAGGTTTATATCCAACTTCTCTGGCGGTTTCTCTACACTCTTCCGCCATCTTTTGAGAAAACTCTACTTGTTTTAGAGTTATGATGAATGTTCGCATGCCATCTCTTTGGTCCACACCGCTCGTATGTCAGGATAGTATGTGCCAACATCGCGTTTGATGTTGCCGTCCTTATCTTTCGCCGGAGCAATGCACACATACTCCATCGTGTTTTGCCTTGCTGCGCCGTATTTATGATCACACCAAACACCGTCTCTGATCCAGATACCAAGGTTCTTGACATATGCTTCAGCGATTTGATATTCTTGCCTCTGCTTAGAATCTTTGGAATCTTTTTGATGACGAATGCTTTTCAACTTCTCACGCCACTCTTTGAGGATCGCCTTACTGTTAACATACGACAGAGGGTGGTCTGGGTCAAACGCCAGTACACGAGGGTGTGCGTTTGGTTCCTTACCGACATTCCTTTTCGCACGCGCGAGCGCGAGACGCTCCGCTGCTGCGACCTTCTGCTCAGGTGTCATCGGTTTACGCTTCCGTTTCACTTTGGTCGGTTTGCGCTCCTCAACACCCATCTGTTCAAGCATGGACTTCTTCTTTGCTTCCATGGTCTTTGCTCGTTTTTGAGCAGGTGTTAACAAGTGATCAAGATCGCTTGGCATCGTCAACTCTCCCGTTGTATTCAGTTAGGTTTCGCCAGTCAAACTCTATCCAGCGTTCGGCGTCAACATCCCAAACCTGATAAAAATTTTTGTCATCAGAAGGATCTG